GACCTTTGTTATAACTGGTCACACCAAATAAAAATCGGTGTAATCACAAATCAATCGGTGAAATCACAAAATAATAGTACTGACAAAACAGTGTCACCATTACTTTAAAAACTTCTTCCGATCTTTGTTAAATGCAATAAACCAACTCACAAATTATGCCATTAAGCATATTAAACATAATTATCCGGATCGAACGACAATCGGTGAAACCGAGCGTAGCGATCTCATGAACACCGCTAAAAAACAACCACTGATGAATAATCAAAAAAGTAATCGGTGAAATCCAAAAAAATAACTATGAGCTACAAAATATATCTATACGACACCGATACCGATTGCATCGGCTCCGGCAGTTTATCATCATCCTATGTTCAATTGCAGTTGGAAGCCGCGGCTGGAGAGGATGTGGAGGTACACATCAGTTCTGTCGGCGGCAGCGCATTTGACGCCATCGCCATTTATGATTTGCTTAAAAAGTACGCCGGCAATGTCACTACTTATATTGATGCACTGGCCGCTTCGGCTGCATCGATCGTTGCAATGGGCGGCAAATCAGTAGTGATGAGTAAATACGCGCTGCTGATGATCCATAAACCGATGGTTGGTACCGGCGGCAATGCAGACGAGTTATTAAAAGATGTGCAAATGCTGAACACCGTACAGGCACGCCTTGCACAAATATATATGGACAAAACCGGGTTGGACGGGGTTACCGTTAACAGTTTGATCAACTCCGTCACCTGGTTATCCGCAGACCAGGCGCTCGACCTCGGCTTTATCGACCAGGTGGAAGATTACAGCGCCGAGATCACAAACAAATCCATCATCCAAAATTACGTGAGCAGCGCACCTGTATTTTACAAACGCTATATCAACAAGATCTTAACCAATAAAAGCAACATGAACACTGAAAACAAAGAACTTATCGAAAGAACCACGTCGGTTTTGGATAAGATCATGAACTTCTTTAAGAAAGTCGTGAACAAGCAAACAATTACCGACAAGGGCATCCTGCACCATGCAGGCGAACTGGATGAAGGCACCAAAGTTTACAACGATGAAGACATGAGCAGCCCGGCGGCCAGCGATTGTTACACCACCGCCAGCGGCAGTAAAATTGCTGTAGAGGGCGGCAAAGTGCAACAAGTTACCCCGCCGGCTGATCCTGATGCTGAACCCGACACCGACCCGGATGCCTATGACGACGACGACACTATGCCTTCGGACAAATTCAAATCAAAAAAACCATTGGACATCCAAAACAGGCTGCAGCACATCAAAGCTAAACTGCATGCGCAAAATGCATTGCTGGCCGAAGCCCGCGAAGCACTGGAAGTTGCAAGCCTCCGCCTGAAGAAAACCCGCGAAGAGGTAAAAAACGAGATCAAATCCGATTTTACCCCCGAAGGATCAAAACGCAGCGCAAAAGCAAAATCCGAACCTATTCCCTTCTTCGCCCCGCAAACACCACTGGCGCAAAACGCGGTACGGAGGGCAGTTGCGAAATAAGTGTCAGTAAATAGTAGCAGTGGCAGTATTACAAATTGCTAAATCTTAACTGCTACTGCCACTCACCACTGCCACTAAACCAATCAAATAAATTAAACCAAAAAACACAAATGGCTCAATTCACCTTTACCAACAATACCTATGCCGGCGAAGCGCTGGCCGGGTTTATGGCCAGCACGCTTTTGGAAGCCGATTCCGTTAAGCGTGGATTACTGACCGTTATTAATGACGTAAAATCGCGCAAGATCATCCTGGATGTGGACGACGACGTGGTTTTGCAAGACCCTTCGGGCATATTCAACGACCAGGGCACCACCGCACTCCAAAACGAAAGCTACCTGGACCCCGTAGTTTACGAATTTATGAAGCAGGAACAATGGGACAAGCTCATCCAGTCATGGGAGGCGCAAAGCCTTAAACCCGGCGCGTTCCTGGATTATGAAGGCGTGGTCGACCTGTCTGACTTTATGGTGCAGCGTTATTTAACCAAAATCCAGATCGCCAACGAACGCCTTTACTGGCTGGGCAAGGGCTCAACCAAAGAAGCGACCTTTACCGCCGCTTTTACCGGCTTATTGCCCAGCATTGCAGCGGCATCAGGCGTTTTTAAAGTGAACCTGGAGAAGCCGGCTACTTCAATGTCTGCTACAGCGATCGACGGCACAGGCACTGTGACTGTCAGCGATACATCAACCCTTTCCGATGGCGACGTGGTGACCATAACCGCAGTTACCGGCAGCAGCCTGGATACCACCAATGGCACGCCCGGCGTTGCTATCCAGGGGCAATCGTACTTTATCCAGATCGTAAACGCGACCTCGTTCAAATTGGTGCGCAACTATAACGACATCAACAGCCGCCTGGCTGCAACATTCAGCGGTACCGCAACGGCCGCCACCATCAGCTATATCAATGTCACCAATGTATTGTCGGTTTTAGGCAGCGTTTACGCCCAGCTTGATCCTGCCGACCGTATCCAGGATGATTTTAACCTGCAGATTCCGCTGCACATCGGCTACGCTTACGCCCAGGCACAGGCCAACAAAGCGCTCAACGTTATCAACGCCTTTACCGATGTAAAAAAGATGGATTATTTAGGTTTGCCGCTCCAGATCATGAACCACTGGCAGGCCAACACCATCCTTGGAGCGCGCTCGTCAAACCTTTTCCTTGGTGTGGATCTTTTAGGCGACGCTTCCGAACTTTCAACCGTTTACATGAAACCCTACACCAACGATAACGTTGTCCGCATGAAAGCCCGCATGAAAGCCGCAGTGAACTTCAAGTTTGCTAATGAGCTTTTCTACCTGTCAGCTTAGGCAGGGATTGAGTTATTGAATTTTGAATCAACAATTCAATTACTCAAAACTCAATAATTCGCTAACTCAATAACTAATCCCATGTCCATCTACAATAAAATAAACGCAGGCTTCAGTTTAGGTACTGACGCGCCTGTAACCGCCGGCATCGAGGATGTGATCTACATCTTTAACCAGGATGATATCACCCTCACTTTTGATACCACCAACCCGCTTATCGTCACCGGCTTAAGTGCTGCCACCGGTACTAACATCTACAAATTTGAGGGTACCAACAACAGCTTTAACACCTCTTCAAAACTGGCCAAAACATCCGTCGGGCCGCGCTATACCGAGGAGATCGACTTTAACATCGCCGGCATTTCGGTCGACATCAAAACACAGCTGATGGCCATGGGTTACGGCCGGGTATGCGCCATCGCCGTAAATAATTTCAACTCCAGCGATTCCGCCATCGAATTATTCGGCGCGGTAAACGGCTTGATCCTAACGGATGCCGAACGCAGTGCAGCTGACGAAACAGTCGACGGCGGCTACAAGCTAAAACTCACTAATCCCGACAAATTAAGGGAGCCTTACCCACCCCGCGCAGTATCCATCCCTCCCACCACCGGCAGCGCCACCTATGCCAGTACCATCGCAGCAATAGAGGCTTTGGTGGCATCTTAGGACTGTGGTCCATAGTCGATAGTCCATAGTCCATGGTAGGAAAATAGCATAAACTGCCATGGACTATCCCAAGTAATAAATCGGTGAAATCAAAACAAATCGGTGTAATCCCAGAAAATAATGAAAACATACCTGCCACAAATTGAGCGGCGCATATTTGTAAGGCCGAACCAAACCTTCGGCATACTCAACTACGACCTCGACAATGCCTATCCACAGCGCATGCTGGAGCTGGTTGCCGGTTCGCCTATCGCCAAAGATTGCTGGAACAAACGGGCAAAATTTATTGGCGGCAATGGCTTTGAACAGCCCGATCTTGGTAAACAGCCGGTTAATGCCAAAGGGTTAACAGTGGCCAAACTGTTGAAAGCAGTTGCAACCGATAAGGCATTGTTCACCGGTTTTGGCATCCATGTAAATTATAACGCCAATTACAGGATCGCATCGGTAAATTATATAAAGTTTGAGGATATCCGGATGGGCGATACCGACGACCCGACCACCGCCGGTAAATTCGCCCTCTATTCCGACTGGGGCCGCAAGACCTGGAAAAACATCATGCGCAGTAAGATCACTTTCCTGGAGGCTTACGACCCCAACCCTCAAACTATCAAAAACCAGGTGCTGGCAGCCGGCGGCTGGGATAAATACAAAGGGCAGTTGTTTTACTTTAATCCCGAAGTGGATGATTACCCGCTGATCGAAGCCGACAGCGTTTGGGAA